TCTTGCAAGAAATAAAAAAATTTCCAGTGCATGAATCGAATGTTGTCTACATGTCTCTTTATGAATGGATAAAAACTGGAAAGTGGGATACTGCTGGCAGTAGCAGTTTCGGGAAAATAGAAGTTGACGGGAAGTTAATTAAGTGCAGGAAAAATACTTTACTATTTGTGTACACTGTAGAAGAGTTATATTCAACAATAATAAATTTTAAGCCCATAAATAAAGTAGTTGTGAAGTCAGAATTAACAAAAAACAGAATAGCAGTAGCTAGTGACTTAGGAACATATTTTTTGATGACTTGGGTAAATTATCTAGCTGGTGAATTTGAGCATGACTGGGACGAGATAGCGTACGATGAAACTTACACTCTAGAAAAGAGCAGAATAATGAATTTCTTGGAACGCAACAAACATGGTGAGCATGCGCTACCTTATGACTTTCAAGAGTTTGACCACCAACCACAAAAAACTGAGCTAATGGCATTACTAGAACTAAAAATAAACATGATGTGGCTAAAAGTGCCTGAGGAAGAACGAGAGAAAAATAGACAGCTAGTTGAAAAGTTGAAATTCAGTATAACAAATGCAAAGTTATCTGGTTACGATAACGGAACAGAATTTGTAATGGATGTAGATGGTGGTGTGCTATCAGGTTGGTTCTTTACAAGTTATTTCGGCAACGGCTGGAATTTAGGTCAGAGTAAGGTTGCATGCAACATCATACGTGACATGGGGCTGACAGCACCTCAGATGTACATAAAAGGCGATGATTGTGTGTTTTTTTGCGATTCAAAGGATACTTTGTATCTATTTGTGGCAATAATGGAAGCAAACGAGATGAAGACCTCGCAAGGAAAATTTTCACTACATCGTTCTTGTTGTGAATTTTTACGAGTGCGATACACTGACAAAGCATACGGTTATGTGATGAGGACAATTCCAGGTATAACTCAGCGAAAACCATGGTCAAATCAAGCATGGACAGATGACGTAGTACTAACAAATCTCTATAGTACGGTCGAAACTATAAGAAGGAGACACGGGAACACACAATCATTGATGCAAACATTTGTAGAACGTTGGTGCAGTATCAAAAATATAAGCAAGACAGTTGTACATGTACCACGCGAAAGAGGAGGTTTCGGAATACCACCGTTGGTGGAAGACATAATAGTGACGAAGACGGAAAACCGGGAGCGTATAGCTTATACAACAGCAAAATATCTACCTGAAAGGCGGATGATGGATTTATCTCAAGCAGGTATTCCGTGTAGCAAAAGAGATTTCTTGGATATAGCAACTAGAGAGCTAAATACTACTCTAGCTTCTGACGACGTTCCTGCCGTCAGCAAAAGATTGAGGGCTGAAGCAAACAAAAGGTTAAGAAAACTAAAG